ATGCTAAGTGTTTCCAGTGGGCTTGCACAGGAAGCAGTATCATCAAGTAGTAGCTTCAGGTTCCCTGCGCTGGTCGCTACGGTGCTCTTGACCCACATCTCTATGGTGTCATACCCAGAGATGTTCTTGCTTGTAATGCTGTCTGTCACAAAGTCTCCAGCAGAAGCACCAGCAGCTATCACCAGCTTTAAGGCTTGTGATCCCTGCTTTCTGTCCTTGGTATCAAGAGACTGAGTAAAGTCGCCATCAGTTTTCTCGTCAAAGGTCGCACCACAGGCATGAATCCTCGTGGAACTTACCTTGTCACGATACTCTATCTTGGAGATCATGGAGATGTTTGATGGGATATCGAACCGAACCTGCTTCCCATCTCCATGAAGTTCTATATTCTCAATCGGGTCATAGACCCACCCAGTCGCTGACATAATGGACTGGTTAATGAAGTCGTCAATATCATCCGGGTTGTATGATCCGTCCCATAGTTCATACGACTCTGATGCCGTTCTGGTTCCAACTGCTGGCATGAACGTCAGCGTAGTAACATTGCTTGTGATGGCAGAGTCGGTAACTCGCCTTGTAAGCGTGTCATTGCTCCCGCTTGTGAACCGTACCCACTTCCCTATCTGCGTGTCAGCCCCTCCAAGAACTAGAGTGTTGTCTAAGAGGTTGTTGTTATCCGCAGTACCCTGTTCGGTGGCAGCAGAAACATATACCGCACCAAGTGAACGGCCTATGTGTTGCCTGAGTTGCTCACGGGTCCTCCCTTGTATTGCTGGCATCGCACTTCCTCGCTACCTTCGTGTGGGATTTCTCTGCTTCTTTGCGCGTTGGAGTGGCTTGACGGCACGAAGAGCGATCACGAACTTCGGGTCCTTCAGCTTCTCCTTCTGTTCAGGTGTGAGCCTTTTCGGGGCTTGTCGCACCATATTAGTAACCACTCTTTTTCTTTTTGTTCCCGGTCATCCGCTTGCCAGTCTTCGCTGCATGTTTCTTTGCAGCGCTTTTCCCCGCTGCCGTGTAAGGAAACTTTCGCCCACCTACTTTAGGCATGATTACTCCTTCTTCGGGCTCTTGCCGTTCATCGACTTCTCTAGCTCCTCACGTAGCCGTTCATTATCAGACATTATCTCTAACATCTTTCGCTTCAAAGCCTGATTCTCGACTTGTAGAGCCACCAATGGATTTGCTTGCATTACCGACTGGATATCTTGGCTCGTAACTTCTATGTTTTCCATTTCCACTTCCTAGTAATAGATTTTCCTATTCGTTGACTGGAGCCTCTTTATGGCTCGTGTCCTGAAATCATTTAAGGCTTTGCCGATGTCCTTCTTCTCTGATGGAGTTGGTGGACGCTTGTCGTACTTCGTCCGTACCTTCTCCACAAAGCTCTCCGCGGCATTGCCCATCATTTCCTCGATCTGGGCTTGGCTTGTATCCTCATCAGCAACTATCGTGACTGCCGTCTTGCGCTCAATACCAAACTTGTCCTTCTTCTTGAGCACAAAGCGGTGCGTAACGATGTTCCCGCCTGTTTCCGCATTCCTCCCAGCGGAGGCCATCCCTTGATAGGAAGCCCCCGCCGGGGTCCATAATTCTTTAAGCATATATATCCTGTTCCTAGTTTCGGATTGCCAACATCACGATCTGGTTGTCCGTATCCACGGACGGGATGCCCATTGCATGGCCTATGGGCTGCCTGTCCTCTTCCGAGGAAGCGTCCCACAAGTCGAAAGCACCCGACTCACCTGATGCTTGGCTAACGCCGACAGCGTCACCGACAACAGCAACCGCTGCTCCCGATAGTACCGAGGCAATACCTGCTGTCTGAATCCAGCAATAGTAGCTTGCCGTAACCGGGATGACCGTTACCCCTAGTGGGCCAGTTGTCTGTGTCCCATCACCATCAATGATCTTAATGTCTGTATATGGATTGTACGCAAGACCAAAGAGGGATGATGTGGTTAAAGCAGTTCTCAGTCCGTCCGGCTCGTCAATGGTTATTGAAAGACCAGTTGCACTAGATACTGCCGTGTTGGACTTGACCCGATAGACCTCTCCCTGGGCAGGGCCGTCGTTGAAGAGAACGTACCCATCGGCATACTGATTCTTGGTCGTTGTCAGGCTCGTTCCGCTCGTGAACGTGGTCTTCCCCGCAGCCGTAGCAGCCGCTGCTACGTCCATGTCATGAGCAGCCACTGCTGCGATTCCGTCTACGATCTTTCCTGCTGGAGTAATCGCCGTCGCACTGCACTTGGCATAGTAGAACACCCTGCCGTCAGGGGTAACAGCCCGTGTGCCGAGCTTCTGCTTCTGCTCGGAAGACTCCACCTTCTCTTGTCCGTAACTTAAATAAACCGTTGTTGGAAATGCCATTTCGCTCCTTATTTCTACAGGCTCAATGTCCTGCGAACGCCGTTGTTAAATTTTTCGCTAGGCACGGCCTTCTTTACACCTAGCTATCCCCATGATAGGGACCAACCTTCTTAAATCTTTTTGCCTGAGACTCTAGCTTCTTCGGCCTCTTACTATTCCCACACCATATGCAGGTGCAGGACTCGCTTGGAGGCCACTGTAGAAGCCCTTGTCTTGCTTTCCTATTCACGTAGTCAGGTTGCCCTGGAAGGTTTGGTAGAGCAGTCCCCGCAGGACTCACGACCTCGCCACTGGGATTCTTAATCTCCCTATGCCGATAGAGCGTGATCTTCGGAGGCCAGTCATCAATATAGTTCCAAGAGTACCCCTGACTGGTCAATTCCCCTCGTAGTTCAGTACGTTCCTTAGTAGTCATTGGCATACTGGTTCACTCCTTATGACGTTGCAGGTGTTCCAGCATCTAGCGTGAGTGCCACACCTTTTGAATCGTCGAGTTCAAATACACCGTAATCGGCTGTGATTACGACCTCTGTTGCCCGTAGGGATGCGTCCCTCTGACGCTCTGTCCTTGTGTCTACACTCTTCAAGACTGCCAATGCGCTCCTGTCAGCACATACGCCAATAGCGTCGTCACTGGAGTCGATTGAGATGTTCCCGTCTTCAAAGATCGGAACCCCGTTCATGGGACGAAGACCGCTGAAGAAGTTGCCAAGCAGATCAGCAGACCATCCAGCCGGAACTGGGTAGGTTGTTGATGCTGTCACCGCTGTATTGGCAATGTCCCACACCGCAAATGGATGTTGGACGATGTAGACCTGTGACCCGAACTTGTTGCCCTTGGCATACGCCACGGTTGCAGATACGTTTGCTAGGCTCATAGAACGTCCAGCTGCACCAATGTCCGTGCTGAAACCACTATAAAGATCCAGAACGTCCTTGTCCTTCTTCCGTGCCATGCCATCACCAAGCTGTCGCCCGATGATAGAGAACACATTCTCGGCACTCTGTCGTGCCAGTTTATCGGTAATGATGATCTTGGCTCCTACCTCTGCTGCGGTAAGATCTACCGTCGTCATCCCGATGTCTTCCTCGTCGATGATGTCTTGACCGTCAACGAGATCGCTCATCGTCATTGATGCCACCTTTGGAACAGTGACCTGCTTCGAGCCCTTTGGCAGGTTAAACTGCTCAATCAGGTTCATAGCTGGTGCATTATGCTCTTCGGTGTATCTCGCCGATGCGATGATAATTCTTTGGGCATTTTCCAAATTGCCCGTTGTGGCTGTCTGTGCCATATCAATCCTCCTTCATTAACTTCCCATAGATAATCGTTGCGCGGCCTTAACTGCCGCATCCGACCTATCCCCGGCTATATAGGCATCCAATAGCCGATCCTGGTTTGATGTCGCTTCCGCCGATCCCTGACTATTGTCGAAAGTCTGCGGAGCAACCCTCCCCTGCTTTAACCTCGCATTTTCCGCGATAAGTCCTCTCTCGCGTCGCATTCGCTGGGCCTCTTTCTCCATTTCCCCTGGAGTATTAGCCGTTTGAAGAGCCATAAAATCGTTAAGCATTTGCTGGTTTGCCAGTCCATGCTTCTTCATAAAGTGTACTGCTGCCGCTTGTTTCCCTTGGACGTATCCAAGCATTTCGGCAGTTTCACCTTCCTGTTGCCTGAACTTCTGCTCCTGCTGAACGTACCGTCGTGCCTGATCTCTGGCCTGTTCTGGCATGTAACCTGCATCTTGTAGTTGTTGCTCATAGGCACGGGCTGTTTTCCCTACTCTGTCCCTCCACTCCCGCTGTACGTCAGCCTGTTGGTACCGACGGAGTTCCTCAATAGACCTTTGATCCACCTGCGGAGTAGGTTGACTAGGTGCCTGTTGCGGTGCCTGTTGCGTCCTTGTATTGACTGAGGCATCTAGTTGCCCTTCAGCAACAACAGGCGCATCCTCGGTAGCTACCGCCTCTGGCTCCACTTCTGGGGTTGCCTCTGGCTCAGCCACCTCAACGCCAGTATCTCCCTGATCCATACTCACCATAGTGTCATCCGCTTCTTGTGGTTCTGTTGACATAACCATAGTATTCTCCTTTTCCTCTATATATATTACACCCACTAGTCAAATCCACAACATCTTGTGGTCATTGCTTTAGTATCTGTTGCGTCCATAATTCAACATAATCAAGGGCAGGGAGTGTAAGCCCCTCGTTTCTAATTTGCTCCCGTAGATTAGTGTTAATCTCTTCTGACCGAATATAACTATAGCCCGCTTCAAGCATTCCGATAATCCACTGAGGAGTATACTGGGGTGAGTCTTCATCTGCGACTACACCCACAAACTCCTTCTTCAAATCATCATATATCCCACCTAGTCTTCCCGCTGCGTTCATAGCATCTTGTATAAGCCTTGCATGGCCTTCCACATTCCGTGCGGACTTTTGTAACTGCCACGGCAAGTCCATATATGCCTGAACTGTTTGGGGTGACACGCCAACTTCGCCTGCTACCCAGTTAATGTAGTCTGGATGTCTATCCAGATCCCAGTAAGCCATAGGCTTGTTCCTGTCTGAAGGAGTCCCGACCAATATCTTCACGCTTTGCACGTATCGCCCAGCCTGTAGCATCTTCTGGAACGCTTCAGGGTATTCCTTTTCAGTTTTCCTAATGGCACTCAGGACTAGTTTCATATCTTCAGGTTTGTCTTTGAGACTATGCCAGAATCTGCCCGATAGCCTCGATACCTCTTCCCAGTCCATCGCCCCATCTTCGCCCCTTGCCTCGTCGAATATGCTATGGTACTTCCATAACAAGTGCTCTGGTGTCCCTTGCTCAGGCTCCTCTTGTGGCTCAGACACACCGTATATTTGCTCATTGATCCCACCGACAAACCGTTGCGCTTTAGTGTCCCATTTTCCATAATTCTCATCCCTATATGCCTCTATCAGGGTTTTATACCCTGGCATGTACCCCTCTGCCTTGATTCCACGCGCCGCTTCAGGGCTATAGTCTGCACTTTCCACAGGTACGTTTAGATACGCCTCAGTTAACGCGTTAATCCCTTCTAGGAGCGTATTTTTTGACGCGTCCCTCTTTCTCTGCAACCATGCTTTTTTCCCTGTGTAGGACTTCTCCCCCAACTTCTCTGTCGCCATAGTTTCAATATCAAACTTAACTCTAGCGTCATAGAGGTCAGCAAATCTTTTATTGAATAGCCTCAGTGCTATTTCATCCTTTGCCTCTGTCCGAGTTTGCGCTGTAACCCTGCCCCCACCACTCTCCCATAACGCGGCAATTGTACCGACCACCATGCCTGGGATGTCCCCCTCCTTAATGGCTTTACCCGTTGCTACTAGTTCGGGACCCACCTGAGTTGGTGAGATTGGCCCGGCAAGTTTAGCAAGGTACTCCGCCATTTCGGCAGGACTTGAGAAGTAGCCCTCATCACTCGCGAGGTCTGTCTCACCCTCGCCGCGTGCTCCCCTCAATATACCTACTGGTGCCTTTTCGCCCATGACTGTGTACCCTGTTATATTGTCCCAGATGACCTGCACCGCGCCACCCATAAGCCCTCGTGATGCGTTCTCAAACCCTCGTGGTGTTGGGTCAGAGAGTAGCGTCACGACAGCCCTAAACAAACCAACCATCGGGCCAAACAAGGAGAACTTCCTTCCCTCGATCTCCACGGTGTAGAAAGCTGGGTTAACCCTTCCATTTACTATAGGCCGTCGATCTGTCTCCTGCCCAAGCATTCCGTTCATGGCTTCTGTTGCTGCGCCACCCCACCCAAGTACGCGAATCAGCGTCCGCAGTGCTTCCCTACTTTCTATTGACTGGCCTCTTCCTGTGCTTGTTAATACATCTGATTCTATGAGGGGCTTGCCTGTTGGTCTTATCTTTGCCCCTCCAAAACGGGGTACCCACTTAGGGACTGGCACGCCAAGAGCCCCGCCACGCTCAACTCGTGGTAATGGCACATTTAGCCTCGTCTTTTTAAGACTTTCCCTACTTAATGCCCCCAGAGTCGGGGGTCTTACCTGTGTGACAGCCAGAAATCCTTGTGCTACCTCCTCCACCCTAGCTTGGAAGAACCTTGCCGTGAACATAACCGCCCCACCAATATCCCCGCCAAACATTGTGTCTGACCATCCTGTGTGTCGGTTTGCAGCATTTGCCATCTGCCTCAGTTCACCAGAGTCGAATAGTTGCTTGATTGTTTTGCCCTTCATTAGTTGCTCTTGGAGTAGGTCATCTGCCCAACGCAACCTCAATGTATCCCCAAAGGCACCGAAGATTATATTTGACAGTTCCAATGACTTTCCTAGGCCCTTCGATAGCCAGGGGGCTAGCTGTGCCAAAGGGAGGTCTGCATCAAGTAGCCTGTTTATGGCAGGGAATGCTACCTCTGTCGCTGACCCTCCTTGCCGTAACCCAAGAAATACCCATATCTGCGATGTGAGTCGCTTTGCTTGGATCATCTCCTGATCGAATACTCGGATTGAGTCATCTGCGACAGGTTGCCCCCCTCTAGCTAATGCTCGAAACATGACAGACGCTGCGTTCCCAAACAGTTCAGGCTTGGCAATCATAGCCCGTGCGCCATGTATGCCCAAAGCAGAAAAGTCCCACGTTGACTTTGTTGCTTTGTAGAGTTGGTCGAATGCTCTCCACTTCAATCCAGCCTTAGTCCCCATCAATTTTTTTGCCCAACCATCTTTTAGGTTTTTTTCAATCGCTTTGGCAACTGGATCGTCCGCCGTGAGGTTGCTCAGTTTGGGGAGCCCTTCAATAGGACGTGTCCCTGGGAACCTTTTCGCAAGTTCCGTTGCCTTTACTTCTAGGTTCAGGCCAGTAATTCGCTCTGCGACATCTTCGATAAATTCAGCCATCGTTTTCTCGAATTGGCCATACGTGTTGCGTGCTAAGACGGTACCATCTGGCCTAACGAGCTTGCCCATCGCTGGCATCTCAGCTATCTTTTCCGCTCCAAGTGGCTTCCCGCCCATTGGATCCATGCTCCTTGCAATTTCTTCATGTATTGTAAACTTTTTTAGACCGGGCCCTGTTGAGTCGCCTCGTGGGAGATAGAACCCGCCATCCTCTATATCTGGGCGTATCCGTTTCGGATTCCAGTCAGGACTTGTCTCCCTTAGTATCTTTGCCCATCCTGGCGCACGCGCTATAGCCCCCTCCACTTCCTGTTCCATTCCTTCTTCCATAATGGCTTTAAGTTGCTTCATGAACTCACGTTGAGGTTTCGTCAGGTAGCTAAGATATGTTGGGAGCCTCGCCGCAATATCCTGTAGAGTCGGAGACTGGAGTATGGCTTCTCCTCCGTCATACCAAACCCGCACGTTAGTGTTATTTCCTTGCAAGGCTTCGTCCGTAATGTATCCTGTCTTCGGGTCACTCGTGAACACTTTCCGTGCTGGGTCACGTAGCATCGGTCGTAGGAACTTAGATAGCGTTGCTCCTGCGCTCTCCGCCTGATACATTATTGTTTTACGTGCTCGTTGTGCCGTTTCTAAGACCCCTTCAACCGCAGTGGTTCGCCCCATGTTGAACCACGAATTGACTTTATTGCTCCACCACCCAAGTTGTGGATCCACATTAAAGTGTTCTCTTACATCTAAATTCATATTTTCTAGCTTAGTTTTTGCCCCTTGCTTCATAGTTGTCTTGCCTATTATGGCATCTGCGCTGATATCGGCTACCGCTTTTTCTGGGTCGGCTTTTCCGGCCAGATTAGAGGCGACTTCTTCAGGGCTAAATTTTTTGGCTTGCGGGAATACCTTTGCTAGGTCAAATGGATCCTGTATCTCTCCCATTTGCTCACGTATCCAAGGATCCAACTCATACGTCTGCTCTGGCAACTTCCCTTCCGTTCTCTGTGCAGACTTTAGTTCCTTTTCAAGAGCACTCTTTTTCTTCTGATATGCAGTCTTTATCTTCGGGCTTGCCTTGCTATGCGGTTTCACAAGCGCATCCAGTTCAGACTTGAGCCTTTCTATTCGGGTAAAGACTTGCTGTGCGCGTGCCTGCACTACGTCATGTCCACCAGTCCTCGCCGCCTGGAAGGTATCTACCCATAGTTTTCGTAGCTGGGCTGTATTAAGAACCCCTTCCTGTATGGCGATATCATTACCTTTTAACCCCCACATTGTCTCTTGGAAGGATTTTCGGTTCGATGCGGTGTTGGGAACCTTAAAGATGTTTACCACTCCGTCTGCGCTAATAGTAGAGAACGTGACGGTGTCATCGACCTCTGTGTCTACGACTCTTGCGGCATCTTCGGGATCGACTTGTCGGCCACCATGCCGTCTGACTGCCTCGGCAAACCTCATGGCAGCGGGGCGAGATAGTGCAATAGCCTTTCCGCCAAGCCAACTTAACCCCGTCACCTTCGCGGCGAACTTTGTGGTTTCCTTCGCAGCAAAGAGCATACCCTGCCCAAGCAGAGTTTCTGCTTTCCAAGGGAGTTGTAAGCCTTTTGCTCCCAACTTCAATGCGGGCTCAACATACTTCTCCGCCACCTTAGCCCTTTGAGCGACAGGTGCTACCTTTGAGATAGTAGATGCAAGTTTCGGTAGATTACTAAGTATCTTCGCGCCTGCAATGGCTGGGCCACCCGTAGGAATCAATGAACCAGCTAGCTCTGCAACTGTCCAGAAGCCTTTCCCTGCATCTAGTTCGTCTTGATACGCTTCTATTCCAGCATCCCAGTCACCCTGTCTTGCCTGTTCCCAGAATGCCTTGCCGCCCCTAGCTATATCTCCTAACTCAACATCAGGCAACCATCTTCCAATAGGGGTTTTATCGTATGGGTCAAGCATCGTGTTAAGACCACCACCTACGACTGTGCCGATACCAAGCCCAAGTGTACGGGCTGCGCGGTTAATGTATCGTAGTGGTCGGTCTATAGGCTCAGGGAAGAACTTCTCTGTCTCACCGGCGACAGCAAGCTCTGTGCCACCTGTCGGCCGCCCATATTTCTCCCTAAGCCTATTGATGTCTTCTTCTGTGAAGTCCATTAGTAGTTATATAGGAACCGTGTCCTTGGATTTGCTGCCATGCCCGTCGCGCCACGCGCTGTCTGTGGCAAAGATGTATACCGTTTCGTCCACGGATTTGTTTCTAGGTATTCCATAAAACTCGTCGGGGCTTGCCCCCCACGCATTGCAGTACCTGCCTGCCCAAAATAGTCTTGAAGAACGTCTTGGTAGGCATCTTGGAAATACCGTTGGCGACGAGGGCTTCGCCCTGCAAAGGCACGCCCTGCTGGCGAACTATAATACTGGGCAGGTTCAAACTGCTCTAGCACACTTCCCCACCAAGCAGGACTATAGTCTTGGAATGACTCTGGCATTTCCTACTCCTTATGTTGCTGGGACGTTAGGTGTTCCTGGTTCAGTCTGGTCGAGATACCAACTCAAGAAACTTTCTCGTGGCGCACCGATGTTCAGTCTTTGCTGGTACTTAGCTGCCATTGCGTTTCGTATTGCATCCGCCATTCGCCCGCGCCACATAGTCCCTGTCGCAGGAGTTGCCCCTCCTGTAGGTGTTGCCCCAGCCCTTTGCAATGCCATCAAATTGGCGACATTTCTCATCGCTGATGATGCTCCCTCTTGCCCGAACCCAAACCGTTCCACAAGCCATTCCCGTTGGCGCATCTCTGGAGTCGCTTCGGTAACGCCTTTATAGAATTGGGTCGTGTCCTTCTCCGCCGCCTGCGCCGCCATAGCTGCCCGTGCTCTCAAATCAGCCAAACTCTGGGCTTGATATCCTCCTGCACCCGTTGGGTAATCTTGCAAGAACTGCCCGAAAGTTGCTTCCACATCCCTTGGGGTTGTTGTGCCTAAAGGCTCTCTAACTCCTGGCCCTGTAAGTAGATACCGAGCCAAGAGGTTTTGCCCCACATCCTGCGCTGGTGCCCTTGTTTGCCAGAATGGCGGAAGCTGCGAGTAGAATCTCGCCCAGTCTTCTTGCTCCGTTCGGTACACATCTTCATCGGGCCACGGCGATCCATCAGGTAAGCTCGGATCCTGATACGCTGTATTTCCTGTTATTCCCCAACCCGGCCAGTTCATTACCATTTCATGCCTCCTATATGCCGTTCGCTTTTAGATTATACCACCTGCCAGAAGATCGGCTATCTCTTCTGGTGAGAGTGTCTCTCCTTGGAGTGCCCCAACATCAAAGGCCGTTGGAGCCGATGGTACGAAGTTCCCGCCCGTCCCCAGCATCCTTGCTTCCATCCCAGGCCCTAAGCTCTCCGCAAATGCTGCTGGGTCAGCAAAGTCTACTGGTTGTTGCGGAAAGGTTTTCATCTCATTATTAACCCACTGTATTGCATCCTCAATGGACTCCCCATGGTACTGCATCCTGTTATGTATTAGTGTATCCCTGAGAGTATTAGGTCGTCGCATCCCCCCTTCACCCCAATACCTACCACCCATTGCGTTCGCCATCGCCACCTCTTCTGGGGTCGTTGGCCCAGTACCACTACCAGGGTTGTATGAAATGAAGGGATTCCGCTGTGCAGACCCGCTAGTTTTCGATGTTCCCGTCAGATTCTGAGATGACCCTCCCCCTGGTGTCGTTTGGAACAAATGCCCATAGTCCTGCTGTTCGGAAGTTTGCGCTGTGCCAAGTGGTGTCCTTCCACCACCTTCTTCGTAAGTAGTTGGGACTGGCCTGTAGCTATAAGGATTTCGGTCTCCCGTGGTTGCTGGAGCGTCAATATGCCAGCCAGTCCTTACCGCCTGCCTATCGAATATTTCTCGTTCATTTAACCCCATGATCCTAAAGTCTTCAGCCCTTCGTATAGCCTGGTTATAGAACATATTCTCAATGCGACCTTGTCTCCCTCCTGTGACCATAAGTCGCAGTATGTTGTTTCTATTCGTTGTTGCTAAAGACTCATCTCCTTGGGAGCCTTGCTCGAAACCAAATAGTGCTTGAACCCAATCCCTTGCGTTTTTCGCGGCGTCGTCCCATTCCTTTCCTTTTTCTGTTCTATCTTTCTCGATTAATTCAAGAACACGTTTTATGAGATTAACCGTATTTCTAAAGTCTTCGCCTGCGCGGTATTGCATTGGGTTTTTTAGATACCTTTCCACGAAGTCTTTATAAGCCGTAGTAAGGTGTGACTCACCTGTCGTTTCATCCTTTTTAGCCAGCTTTGCCATGTCACTGAATCCCTTTATCCCAGCGTTCATAAGGAACAGAGTCTTTGTCTCTGAGAACATGGTTGGGAGCCGTGACTGGAACTCTGCACGTCCACCCCAGGGCTGAGCCCACACTGTCTGATAAAACGTTTGTTTCAGGTCTTGTTCGAGATGCGCGTTTCTTGCTTGGGCAGTAGTTAATGCTGGGCCAACCGCGCCTGATACGTTTACTGTTGTCTTTTTCTTTGTCCCATCCCCAGTCACGGTGACTATGGGGGGAGTCCCGTCAGGTGTTTTCTTAGTAGTTACCACACCTGTCCCATCCCCAGAGCCCGTTGTTATCTTCGTGAAGTCATCGATGTAGTTACGCGTTGGGCTACTGAAGACCCTCAGTATGTACTCCGTCAACGTAGCAGGGTCTGCCCCAGAGTCTCTTATTTCTGAGTTCCAGTTCGGCATAGCCATCCATAGTCCAAGAGCATCGTTGACTAGGGCATTGTTATTCAATTCCCGATCAAGCTTCTGAATATTAAACATGATTCTTTCTGCTGTCGTTTCTCCAACCAAGAGTTTCTGGAACTCTGGCAACAACTCCGTTCCTGGCTCGTCGTTCTGACCTGGGGGTTGTTCGGGGTTTAGCGGGTTAGCAGATCTCACCACCGCAGGGGTGGTGTTCGCAGTACCTGGGATTTTAGCCCAATCGCCCTCCCCAATCACGGTAGGCTGATTGGTTGAGGAGGGAGTTGCTACTGGGCCTTGAGTTTCAAAATACCCTGCCATAGCCGCGTCCAATTCAAATTCATTTGACGGGTCTATTCTGTTCTGGGTACCAAGGTTGTTCCCGATATTAGTCGCCTGATTACCCGTCGAGGCGTATGCTATGTCGGCATCAAACGGGTTCCAATCAGTGTTGCCCCACATGTTGCCGACGAAATTGCCCAATGTTGTCGCGCCAGCAGTCACTATGCTTCCAAGGTTATCTATCTGCCCCGTGTCTTCTGCTACGGTTGTGGCTCCATCCAGCAAATTATCAATCCCTTGGCTTACCCCTATGTTCTCAAGGAATCGTTCAGCCTCAGCCATTTGCTCTTCCGTGCCACGGAAGTCATCAATAGCTCCTAAGCCAGGGTATATAAGCTCAACTTCATCCATTCTTTCCTGTGTCAGAGCAGGCCCATACGGTGTCATTGTTCCTACAAAGGGTGTCCCCTGACTTTTTTCAATGCCCCTCTGGTAAATCGTCTTATCCACGTCATCGCTATCAAGGCCATCTATCTCCCCACCATCTTCTACAAGGAACTCGTCTAGCATATCCGTGTTCCAGCCTGCCTCCATCTCCTTGTCGTACAGGTTTTGTGTCGCCTCATCGAATGTGAGCTCGTTCTCATACATGTCGTAGATAACTTGCCTTGGCGGTGCCGTATAAAGAATCGCAGCGATACCGGGAAGGGTACTTGATAATGGTAATGGCATCTATATTCCTCCCTGTGCTCCTGGGCGTGGCGTACCCGGAGGTACAACTGGCCCAACTGGCGGTGTCGGCATTGGTGGCGGAACACCCATCATTGCTTCAGGCATCACCTGTGGCGGGAATCCCGGCGGCCCCATTGGTGGCCCTCCCCCCAGGGGAGGTGGACCCATTGGGCCTTCCATTCCCATCGGAGGGGGCGGGGGAGGGCCGGGTGGCGGCGGTGGTGCCGCCGCTTGCTCAGCTATCTGTCGTTTCTGCATAAGAACATTCATGAGCTCGCCTAGATAGAACTGAGCAAGGTCATCCCTGCCTTGTCGCTCCGCAGCGCGGAGCAATGTCCAGAGTGCTGCTTCGGGGAGCATCCGTTCCGCCATCTGCTCCTTGATTGCATCGTCCATCTGATCCGCATCCTGCAAGGTAAGGATCCTGTCCCTGATTGCCCTGTCCGAGAGCAATGGGGTCGGGCCTTCCCGTGCAATCTGCGCCATTGAGAAGCGGGTCATGTCGTCCTGTGGCAGTTGTCCAACCATTGTGACGACAGGTTGCCCTGTATTTTTCAGTACATCTGGTGTAATTTCTTCCGTGAAGAACATCCTGTTCCGATCCATGCCTGAGAGTTCCATTGACTTGAATGATCCCTCGGCATACTGATCGGAGATAAGGTTAAATATCATGCGATACGCCTTCTCGACAGATCGCAGATACTTATTCACCACGGTTTCCACGCCTTGTCTCAGCGTATTTATGGCAAAGCCGGAAAGCTGGAAGGGTAGCTCTCCGTAGACGGAGTAGGGGAGTGAACCTCGCTGCATCTCGCCTGAAACAAGTGACATAAAGGCACCTGTCTCCTTTGCCATCTCTAGTAGTCCCAAAGGCTCAACGTTCTCGTTTTGTGCAAGACTGATCTCAGAGCCTTCCAGATACGGGTCCTCATCGAGTGACTTCGTACCGTCACGAGATCGGACAATCAGTCCCTGTCTCCGTGACCTAGCGGTCAGTTCAAGCAGGGTGCTCATCATCAAATTATGCTTTGGATACAAATCTCTTGTTGACCTGAAGACCGATTCGCCGACATCGGAGATGGTATCCTGCATCGTTGACTGTGACAGTGCGACGATATAGGGGTTCGCACCGACTGGGCCTAAGAATGCAGGCACCTGTTCCGCCCCATGTCTTTGTTGTTTCTTCAC